ATATTCTATAAGATGCTACATATATAAACATATGTATAGTGTAATTAAAATATTTAATATAATTTTTCTAAAATATTTTATAATTTCTCTGAAATTTTTATAATTTCTCTGAAAATAGCAATAAATAGGAAATATATAAAAACAAAACTTAATAATTATAATTATGATAAATATATAGATTACTCAAAATTTTGGAAAAATATAAATCCAAAAGCACTTTTTGAAGATTGTGATTATAATAAATATATAGAATACTTAAAATATATTACTAAGTGTGAAAATACAATTTTATTGTATAAATTAAAAATAATAAAATTAATATTAAATAATAAAACATATTATGATAATGCAAATGTTGCTTCAAATCCTTTTTATGCTTTATATAAAGAATTAATACATCCTAAAATTCCTTATCATAGAATTAAAAATAATACTGAATGTAATAATTTATTAGATGCATTTTGGTTAAAAGTTTATAGTAATATAAAAATTGAATATAATAGTTCTATATTTGAGTATTTTGTGCCTATCAGTATAGAAGAATTATTATATAAAATTGATGATAATAATTTAGATATTGATAGTAATGATGATGATAATTCAGATATTGATAGTGATGATAATGATGATTAATAATAAATAAACCAAGTTAACGAAGTTTCCATTTATTATCATCTATTCATTTACTATTTAAAAATTAAAAACTAATAATTTAAATAATTGATATTAAAGAAGTTCCCTATTATTTTTAATGGAACTTTATTTATTAGTTTCAATAATAATTTAAATAATAATCAAAATTAACCAAGTTATTATAAATTAATAATAGACATAATTATTATTAATCTGATTGAAAATAATAATACTAAATATAGGACATATTTATTAGTGTCAATTATAATTAAAGCTTATTATAACCTTATTTAAAATAATAAACAAAGTTCCTATAAATAAAATTATTTCTTATATAAGTTTATTATTATATTTTTTAATTAACTCTGTAAAGAAAATATTTTAGATAAATAACAAATTTATTTTGTATTTATTGGACATATTTATTATCATCTGTTAAGATTAGAATTTATTATAATCTTATTGAAAATAATAACACCAATAATATAGTCATGATTATTATAATTTTATTGAAAATAAACGATGTTTTTAACTATAAATAAATTGTGTTTCCATATATGTTTATTGTTATAATTAGCGCTATCTTAATTAGTAAATTAATTTTTATTTATTATTAGTTTTAATAATAATGTTAATTATTTAAATTATTATTAAAATCAATAAATAAAGTTCCCTTTAAATAAAATAATAGATAAATTCATTAATCACAATTATTTAAATTATTATTTTTAATTTTTAATCTATAATTTTTAAATAAACTGATAATAAACAATGAAACATAATATAATAAACACGTCTATTGTTAGAATAATATTTTAGATTTATAAATAATAATTATTTTAAATTTACCAAGAAAGTAGATTTATAATAATTTTATAAAATAATAAATGAAGTTAACGAAGTTCCTATTAGATTTATGACTAATCAATTATTTAAAATTGTTAGAATTATAACTAATTAATTATTTAAAATGATAAGGATAGGAATTTAGTTTATTTTAGATTTATAAATATTAAGTTTGCCTGAAAATTCTTATAAAATAATAACTTGTAGAATAATATTTTAGATTTATAAATAATAATTATTTTAATTCTACAGAAAAAATAAATTTATAATAATTTATTAAAATAATAGATTTATAAATAATTAATTATTTAAAATTGTTAGAATAATATTTTAGATTTATAAATAATAATTATTATAAGTTTACCTAAAAAATAGATTTATAATAATTTTTAAAAATAATAGTTTAGATTTATGACTAATTATTGTTATTATTTCTGAAAATGTATTTATTGTTATTTTCAGAGAAATTATAAAAATTTAAGAAAAATTATAAAATAATTTGTAAATCTTAAATTATTGCATCATCATAGAAATCATACAAATTTAAAAAAAAAATAAAATAAACTACGTTCCGTTCCAAAATATTTTAATTTATGGTTTAAAAAATTATTTTGGAACGTAGTTTAATTTTTCTGAAATTTTTATAATTTCTTTGAAAATAACAATAAAATTGTTAGAATAATATTTTAGATTTATAAATAGATGTGTTTATTATCATTTGTTTAGTTTACTGTTTATTATCAGTTTATTTAAAAATTACAAAATAATAATTTAAATAATTGTAATTAATAAAGTTCCCTATTATTTTATAGACATGTTTATTATTGTCAGTTATGATTAATGTTTATTATAATCTTATTAAAAATAATCAAAGTTTTAACTATAAATAAATTGTGCTTCCATATTAGTTTTTGTCTATTATTAATTTATGGGGACATCGTTAACATCATTTATTACACAAATTATTAGTTTTAATAATAATTTCATAATTTAAATTATTATTAAAACCAATATGAAGTTTTTTTATTTAGGCATCTTATAATATGTTCGGATTAGTGTTTATTTATAATCTTATTAAAAATAATAATACTTAATATAAGACATGTTTATTAGTGTCTATTATGATTATTATTATAACCTTATTAAAAATAATAGGAACTACAATTAATTAAATTATTAGTTTTTAAATAAATTGATAATAAACGGTAAAAAAACATATAATAATAAATATATCCTATAATTAATTTACGTTAACTTATTAAAATTATAATTTTTTAATTTTTAAATAAACTAATAATAAATAGTAAATGAAACAAAACATAATAAACATATTTATTATTAAAATCAATAAACAAAGTTCCTTTAAATAAAATAATAGAAAACTTCGGTAATTTAAATTATTAGTTTTTAATTTTTAAATAAAATGATAATAAAATTTAAAAGAAACGGAAGATAATAAATATGTCCTATATTATTTTTAATAATGAATATATTTATTATGATCTGTTTAGATTAGGCTTTTTATATATGTTTATTATTATAATTAGGTTGCTTTTTTATTTAATTATTAATTTACATATTACACAAATTATTAGTTTTAATAATAACTTTAATTGTTTAAATTATTATTAAAACCAATAATTTAAATAAAATAATAGGAAATTTTATTAACTTCAATTATTTAAATTATTAGTTTTTAATTTTTAATAAAGTGATAATAAATGAAAGAACTTTATTAAGTTTGTTTATTTATTTTTATAATTTTTAATTTTTAAATAAACTGATAAAACATATCCATAATTAAAAAAAATAATAGAAACATCATTTATCAAGTCCATCTATAAAATTATAATTATAATTTAAATATAAATTATATGATATTGCTATTTTCAGATAATTTATATTTTTTGGAAAAAATAAACTACGTTCCAAATTAATTTTAAATCTTAAATTAAAATATTTTATAATTTATCTGAAAATAACAATAAAGTTTTCTAATAATTTAGTAAAATAAATAAAATTTCCATAATATTATTTATTAAATTTGAATTATAATAATAATTATATTTAATAGCATATATACATAATTATACATGAAAAAATAATAAAACATCTGTTTTATTAATAAAACCGATGAACGAAGTTAATATAATAAAGGTACCAAGAGACTGTCGCAAGAAGAGCAAGCTCATTCTCGACTCTGGCACCTTGAAAGGAGCATGGGCAGAATCGTTTACTGTAATCTAACTAGATAGGAATCATCCAATGAAAAGGATGAATCGCGGCCCATAACAGCATTTCCAAAAATATCATTTAAATGTACGTCAACGCAGCGACAATTCTTATCGCAATAAAACTTACGGCATAACTTTAGCTCAATGTAGCGCAGTGAGTTTGATGAACTTGCAGAAGTTCCTGGCATGTTCTTTGTGCCTTTCTGGTCTGATGAACTTGCAGATGTTTCCTGCGCATTCTTCGTGTCTTTCTGGTCTGATGAACTTGCAGATGTTTCCTGCGCATTCTTCGTGTCTTTCTGGTCTGATGAACTTGCAGCCGTTCCTTGCGTGTTCTTTGTGTCGTTTTGGTCTGATAAAAATGCTTCCATCGCCTTTTCTGTCAAGGCTATATTAAGAAGCTTCCTCTCGTAGTTCTTGCGGTATTCTTCAATCTTCTTTTCCTTCACAATATTCGATTCATCAGGTCCGGATGAACTAGCGGGTGCTTCCGGTAATACTACACTGCAAAGCAGCTTCTTATAGCCCTCGTCTATCTTTTTACGCTCTTGTTCCAAGTTTTCGAGCAATAAAACCAAAGCACGCCGCGCTGTCTCTTGTGTCATGCTGCTTGCAATAGCACGCGAGCAATCTGCAAATGCTTGAGCCAAAATGGCTACGGTAAAAATTATATTTAAAAATGAAAAAATAAAAAATTGATTTATCAATTTTTTATTTTTTCATTTTTAAATATAATTTTTATCCCAAGTTAAAAAAAATAAAAATAAATAAAAAATATATAGCAAAGCTATATATTTTTTATTTATTTTTATTTTTTTTAACTTCGGTGGTTTAGTAAAATAATAATAAACAAATATAAAATTGATTTATCATTTTTTTATTTTTTTATTATTATTTTACTAAACCATCCCTAATGAAAATAAAATAAAAGAATACTCATAAACTTCATATTTCATTTTTTATTATAAAATATATTATTCAATTTATTATAAAATCATAATCTTTAGAAATGCTGATTAATTTATAAAAAATATTTTTAAATAAACTTTATTTATTTTACAAATAAACAAAATTAACAAAGTTCTTATTTTTATGAATTATATAAGATTATTATTTTATAATATTTTTTAGATTAATAAATAATAATTATTTTAGTTTGTAGAATAATATTTTAGATTTATAAATAATAAATTATTTAAAATTGCCAAGATAATATTTTAGATTTATGAATAATTAATTATTTAAAATTGTTAGAATAATATTTTAAATTTATGCATGAATATATTTATTATTTTCTATTTATTTTACTGTTTATTATCAATTTATTTAAAAATTAATAATTTGAATAAACTAGGTTTTTGTATTTTAATAATAATTTAAATAATTAAATAAGAATACAATATCCATAACTTTATAAGAAGCCTTAATAGTTTTATTTTGAATAAGATTATAATAATTAGTTTTGCGTAAACTAAGATTTATTAATGAACATGTTTATTATCTTTTGTTTTTTTACTGTTTATCATCAGTTTATTTAAAACTTAATAATTAAAAAATGAATATATTTTTATTGAAAATTTAAAATTAATAATTTAAATAATTGTGGTTCCTATTATTTTATTTATTTTAATAATAAACATTTATAGGAAGCATAATTTATTTATAATAGGGACTTTGTTATTTTCAATAAAAGACAATATTAAAAAGATCCATTTATAAAATTATATAATAAATGTTAAATAAATGAAATTAACGAAGTTTCCTAAATTATTTATTAAATTTGAACTACAATAATAATTATATCCAATAGCATATATACATAATATAGTGCTTTTAGATAAAAATAAAAAAACAACTGTTTTATTAATAAAACAGTTGACGGTGACCAAAATAGAACGCAACGGTGCCAGAAGACTGTCGCAAGAAGAGTAAGCTCATTCTCGACTCCTGGACCTCACCTCTACTACAGCACACGTGTTTTTGTTTGTTGTCAGACCTGAGGAAGTTCTGAACACTCTGACCCATTCTGTAAAAGCTTCAGGCGCAGTTCTTCATTGGCTTGGCGCAGGTGTTCTTCTCTCTGAAGACCCTTTACAATGGTTAGGCTCTGTTTTTCAATGGCTCTGCGCAGTTCTTGATTGGTTTGTTGTTCATCTCCAGAAGTATAATGCGCATGAGAGTGAATCAGGCTTTTTTCCCACGCATTGTACGCGTCAATGATTCTCTTCTGTTCTTCAATTGTTTGGAGCTGACCTTCAGTAATCGCTTGCTCATGCTGAAGTTCGCGTTTCAGAGACTCATTCTCCTTCTGCAGGGAGTGATAAGCCTCATACAAGCCTAAAAACTTACGGAAATTTACATGGGGCGCCTCCTTAGAGATTTCTTCCAATGTCTTGATGAACGAGTCCCCCGGTTGATTTTCCATGCTGCTTACAACAGCACCAAGTAATCGCTAAATACTTGAGCCAAAATGGCTACGGTAATTAATTTTATTTAAAAGGAAATACATAAACTTTATTTTTCATTTTTTAAATATTAGTCTAATAAAAAATATTCTTATTCAATTTGTTATAAAATTATAATTAGAACGCAGTTTAATTTATAACAAAATATTTATAAATAAACTTTATTAATTTTATTTATTTTATAAATAAACATTAATATTTTAATGAATTATATAAGATTAGTATTTTATAATAAATTGTATAGAATACAATTTTATCTGACTAATAATAACAATATATAAAAACTTTATTTATTCAGCAGAAACTTTGTTAATGTTGTTTATTTTATAAATGTATTATAAATTATTGTTATTTTAGAGATATTAAACTCATTTCTAAAATTTCAAAAAGTTATAAATATAATTCCAATATTTTAATTTAAAGTTTACATTATATAAAATATAAGATTGAGTCTGGCTAACTAAATAATAGACATATTTATTATTAGTTTATTTAGAAATTAATAATATTTTAAATAATTAAAGTTATTATTAAATTAATAATTTGTATAATGTAAAAATTAATAATAACTTATACTAATAAATATATATAAGAAGCACAATTTATTAATAGTTAGAACTTTAGTTATTTTTATAAGACTAATCATAACATATGATAATAAACATAAGCATTGCTAGGATAATATTTTTAGATTTATAAATAATAATTATTTTAGTTTATCTTAAAAATATTTTAAATTTATAAATAATAAGTTGCTAAAAATAATATTTTAAATTTATGAATAATTTATTTAAATCATTGAATAATGATTTATGAATAATAAATTAAAATTGCTATTTTTAGAAATATTATAAAAATTTTTATGAAATTTTTGGAACACTTTAATTTCTTAGCAATAATTTAAGATTTTAAATTATTTTAGACTGTAGCTTAATTTATTTGAAAAACATAATAAAAATATTATGATAATATATTAGATTTATTTCATGAATTAAATAAGATTATTATTTTATAATAAATTAAATAAAATAATAGAAACTCCTGTTATTTTTATTAATTTTTAGGTATGTTTAGTATCATCGGATCGGATTGCTGTTTAGTATAACCTTATTGAAAAATAATAATTAATAAATGAAGTTCCCAATATAAAATAATAAACAAAGTTCACTATAAAATAATTATAAAACTTGTTTTCGTTTAAATAAGCAAGCTTTAGTTATTTTTATTCTATTATAATTATTTTATATTGGGAACTTTGTTAACTTCGTTTATTTTTTTATATTGGGAACTTCGTTTATTAATTATTATTATTATTATTATTTTTCAATAAGGTTAATACTAAACAGTAATTCAAATGGATGATACTAAACATGCCCAATTAAATAAAATTATTATTTTATTATAAATTGAATAGGATACTGAATTATCTAACTAATAATAAAATATATAAAAACGTCATTTTTTCAGCAAGAAATTTATTATGTTGTTTTATTTTATAAATTTCTTTTTTATGAATTAAATAAGATTATAATTTTTTCAATAAACTGAATAAGCCTATAATTTCATTAGACTATATAAATCTAAAATATTTCTTAGATATTTTAAATAATTAATTATTCATAAATCTAAATTATTATTATACAAACTATTATTTATAAATCTATAATAACCACGTGTATTTTTTAGATAAAAATAATTATTATTTATAAATCTAAAATATTATCCTAGCAATTATAATCAATTATTCTATAAACTATATTTATAATATATAGAAACTTTTTTTATTTTTCCGGCATAATTTATTTATAAATTGATATGTTTATTATCTGTTTCATTTACTATTTATTATCAGTTATTTAAAAATTAAAATTAAAAAATAAATAAATAAATGTTCCCATTTATTATAACTTTATTAAAAATTAACAACTTAAATAACTGATATTTTTATTATTTTATTTAAATTATTAGTTTTAATAATAATTAAAGTTATTATTAAAACTAATAAGTTGTGTAATAAACAATCTCATAAATAAAAAATAATTAAATATACAGGCAATAATTATAAATTATAATAATGAACATGTTTATTATCATCTGTTTTACTGTTTATTTTCAGTTTATATTTTAAAATTAAAAACTAATAATTTAAATAATTGTGGTTCTTATTATTTTATTTAAATTATTAGTTTTAATAATAATTTAAATAATTTAGATAATAAACGAAGTTAACGAAGCCCCCCCGTAAATTAATAATTAAGATGGTGCTAATTATAATAATATATATAGAAAGCTAATTTATTTATAGGAACCCCGATTATTATTTTCAACAAGGTTATAATAAACACTAATCATAACAGATAATAATAAACATGTCCAATATAAAAATTAATAATAAACATAAATTAATTTAATAATTAAAAAAATAATAATAATTATATATAGAAATCATAATTTATTAATAGTTGGAAATTTATTTATTTTTCATAAGGTTATAATAAACACACATAACATATGATAATAAACATATATAAGAAGTATATTGTTATTTTAATAAGATACAATAATAAACGGTTCATTTATAAAATTATAACTATAATTTATATATAAATTATACAATAAATAAAGCTTCATTTGTTAAATAAAGTTAATAAAGTTTCCATAAATTATTTATTAAATTTGAACTATAATAATAATTATATTTAATAGCATATATACATGGTATAGTGCTTTTGAAAAAATAACATAACAAATGTTTTATTAATAAAACAGATGACATTAAAATAAGACACAAAAGCGCCATGAGACTGTGCAAGAAGAGCAAGCTTATTCTTAGTACTATGCGATTATTATCTCTCAATCAACCGTGAGCATTGGACCATAAAGTTCTTTTGCTTCTTTTAGGTTGAGATTGGGATTAACTTCTTGAAGCCATTCAAACACGTTCCCTAAGGTAACCATGTTAGTGGATCCTCTCCATCCAGTCTCAGTTCCTCCGGCTTCAAGATGCTGACTTTTGCGGGTCTTGTTATCGTTAGTAAGTTTCTTCAACCCCATGAGGTAATGGGGTAGAGTGATATTCTTAACCTGGTTCAAATGTATTTTTTCGCAGGTGCAATCAATATCGCATGGTCTCTGATAGCAACACTCTATTTTTTTTTTATTGCACTCTATTAGATCTTCATAAACTTGTTGAAGATCCTTATAGTTTTGTTCCTGTCGCTCATACTTCTCACATATATCTATATATTTCTTTCTCAGTTCTTGATTAGTCCGTTCCAAACACTCACACTTCTCACACTGATCTTTATATTTCTGACTCAGTTCTTTATAAGCCTGTTGCTGGGCATCAAGATCCTTACACGTAGCTTGATTAGTTTTTTCCAAGGAATAAATTATTTGTTCTTGCCACTCACACTTCTCACGCAGATCTTTATTTGTCTGACTCAGTTCTTCATAAGCCTGTTGCAGGGCATCAAGATCCTCGCAAGTAGTATGCAGCAGATTCCAGACCTTCGGCATTGTCTGTTTCTTCATGCCGCTTATAATAGCACTAAGTAATCGCCCTAATACTTGAGCCAAAATGGCTACGGTAAAAAATATATTTAAAATGAAAAAATAAAAAATTGATTTATCAATTTTTTATTTTTTTATTTTAAATATATTTTTTAACTTCGGTGGTTTAGTAAAATAATAATAAACAAATAAAAAATTGATTTATCAATTTTTTTATTTTTCATTTTTTTATTATAAAATATTAGTCATAAAAAAAATATTTTATTTAATATATAGGCATGTTTATTATTACATATTTCATTAACTGTTTATTATCAGTTAAAAATTTAAAAAAATAAATAAACTAATAAGTTCTTATTTATTATTAAAAATTTAAAACAACTAATAATATAAATAACTAGGGTTCCTATTATTTAAATTATTATTAGTTTTAATAATAATTATAGTTATTATTAAAACTAATAATTTGTTTAATAAACATTGTTCCTGTAAATTAATAATAAATAATTAAATAAGAAAGCAATATTTATTATAATAATAAATATATATGTATAAATTACAATTTATTTAATCATACCATATAATCTATATAACTTTGTATTATTATAAAACAAATATTTAATCCGGTATTAGGTTATGAATTATATAAATATATTATCATGGAATAAATATTAAAAAATCAATTCAATAAATTATTTAAAAATATATTATTGTTATATATAAATGGCTCTTATAATTGATATAGAAACAACAGGATTACCAAATAGAAAAGGATTAAAATTTGGTGAAAATCCATCATATTTAGATAATACTAAATATGATAATTGTAGAATAGTTCAAATTAGTTATATGTTATGTGATAATACATTAGAAAAAATCCAATTGAATGATAATATTATTAAAGTTGATTTTAATATTCCAAATAGTAATTTTCATGGTATTAGTAATCAAATTTCTATAAATTTAGGTATAGAATTTAATTTATTTTGTGATGATTTAAAAAATATAATTAATAAATGTTCACATATTATTTCTCATAATGTTGATTTTGATATTAATGTTATTAAAAATGAATTATATCGTATTAATAAAAATGATATAATTGATGAAATTAATAAAAAAAAATTAATATGTACAATGAAAGAAATGAAAAATATAATGAATTGTTATAAATATCCATCATTAAAAGAATTATATAAATATGCAACAAAAAAAGATATTACAAATGAACATAATTCAAAACATGATGTCATAAATTTACATGAAGCATTATTATTATTATATCAAAATAATATTTTTATAATAAACGATATTATTAATTATGATAAAATAGAAATAAATAATATAAAAAGTAATGAAAATATATTAGACTTAAATAAATTAAAATTAATTCAACTTAAAAGTAAATGTAAAGAATACGGTTTAACATGTTATAGTAGATTAAATAAAGGACAACTTATTAAATTACTAAATGATTCTAATAAATTATTATAATACACTAAATTGTTAACATTTACTTTATTCTTATTTTTAGATAAATTATAAAAAATTCAGAAATTTTTATAATTTATCTGAAATTAAGAATAATATATACATTATGGCGGTATTCTTTAATTTTTTAAGATTAGTTTCTTTACTTTATATATTATTTGGTTCTCTCCTATTTCAAAATTATTATTATAATATTTTTTATAATAATAATTATTTGGAACTTCGTTTATATAATTTTAATTTTTATTATAATAATTGATTTTTATTTTTAATTATTTAAAATTATTAAGATAATATTTTAGATTTATAAATAATAATTACT